GGGCGCTTAGAAGAAAAGAAGATGTCCATTCAAAAGTCGTGGAACTTTTCCATAATGTTGTTGACAAAGTAAACAACAGTAACGAGAATGGAGAAAATCATGGATAACATTGGAGCCGATAAACTTGCCAAGGTCTACCTCAAGATGAGGGACAAACTAGAAGAGATGCGCCATGAGTTTGAGACCCAAGAGGCCGAACTCAAAGGCAAGATGGAAGTCGTAGAGAAAGCCATGCTAGAAGTCTGCAAGGCCACAGGTGCAGACAGCATCAAGACCCAGTTTGGCACGATCATCAAGTCGGTCAAAACCCGGTATTGGACTAACGATTGGGAGTCCATGCACCGCTTTGTTCGTGACCATCAAGTGCCTGACCTTCTTGAGCGGCGTATCCATCAAACCAACATGAAGACTTGGATTCAAGACAATCCCGGTCTCTTGCCCGAAGGACTCAATAACGAGTCCCGTTATTCTGCAACTGTAAGGAGAAGCAAATGAGCGGAGAAATGACGCTTTTTAAAGGCAATTTGCCTGATTACCTGAAGAACCGTAGCCTCTCGGCTACCACCCGTGCGCTTATGGGTACGTCTCAAAACAAGCGTATCTCCATTCGTGGCGGTGTATTCCGCATGATGGTTGGTGGTCAAGAAACTGCGAAGTCTGACGAGCGCACCATGCAAGTTGTTATCGTGACTGCGGCTGAACACGTTAGTCGTACCTTCTACGCAGGGCAGTATGAGGAGGGAGAGCAAGTACCCCCGGCTTGTTGGTCTGCTGATGGGGTGCGTCCTGATGCAAGCATCAAAGAACCACAGTGCCAAACCTGTGCCAACTGCCCACAAAACGTGGCTGGTTCCGGTCAAGGCGATTCCCGTGCTTGCCGTTTCTCTCGCCGTCTTGCTGTAGTTTTGGCTAACGATATGAATGGTGATGTGTTTCAGTTGGTGCTTCCGTCTAAATCAATCTTTGGCAAGGTTGAAAATAGCAAGATGCCTTTGGAAGCCTACGTTAAATACTTGGCGGCACATGGCGTCAACGTAGAAGATGTAGTTACGGAGATGCGTTTTGATACTGACAGCGCTACACCCAAACTTACATTCTCACCTGTGCGTCCGTTGGAAGAGAACGAGCACAACATTTGCTCTTTGAAAGCACAAACTCAAGAGGCTAAAAACGCAATCACTATGAACGTCGCGCAAACCGATGGCGTAGTGGAGAAGCGTTTGTCTGTATCTCGCCCCGTTGCTAAGGCTGAACCCGCTGAAGCAGTCGAGGAACCAACTAAACGACCTACTAAGAAGCAAGAAGAAGTTCCCGCCAAAGATGCGGCGGCTCTTGTGGACGAGTGGGACGACTAAGTTATGGGGGAAAGCAGGGGAATAACTGTTTCATGTTATGAGCGTGAGATGCGGTTGTTGGACACACCCTGCTAGTACCCCTCCCCCTTCCTACCCCTAGGAACGCCATCCATTAGGTGAGGCTCAACTCGCGTCGGGCGAGGTTAGTGGATCCCGACACCTTTTACTTACTGGGGATGACCGTGGTCGGCTACACACTTTCAATCGTAAAAAAGAACGCCGAGGCAGATCAGTCTAAGATTGGTGTGCAGTTGGGCAGAATATGTATTGCGAAGAACGTGCCCGTGCAAACTGTGGCAAGTTACTTTGGTATGACAAGATCAGGCGTGTATTACTGGTTCGCTGGAGAACGTGAGCCAAGGAAGGTTTCTGTAAAAGAAATCCAAGACTTCATAAAAAATTTAGCCGAGTAAATAATGCAAGAATTTTTAAGAGCCATTCTTGCCGGGGAAGGACACTATTGCATTACGGGACTGAAGAAGAACGATCAGCACCCAGCAATACAGTCGTTTTTTGACAAGTTAGAAGATACAGACCAAGCCATAAAGACTTTCCTTTCCGAGCGAAGAGACGTCTACTTTGCGCTGGCTACGTTCAAAGATCCTAATGCACCCAAGCCACGCGCTCAGGAAAACGTAGTACGTATAAAGTCGTTATGGATTGATATTGATTGCGGTGAAGAAAAGGCCAAAGCCTTAAAAGGCTACCTCGACAAGGAGGCCGCTTTACTTGCGCTTGAAGAATTTCTAATCAAAACTAAGTTGCCAGAACCTGCCTTGGTTGATTCGGGCGGTGGGATACATGGGTACTGGGTGCTTGATCGGGAGTTATCCCGCGAGGAGTGGCAACCCCTTGCCGATGGCCTAAAAGAGTTGTGCCTAAAAGAAGGTCTGCTAATTGACGCTGGATGCACGGCAGATGCGGCACGGATTCTCAGGGTTCCTAACACCTACAATTTCAAGGAGGAGACACCAAGGCAGGTTCGGCTCCTGTCGCCACCTGACACAACTTATAGCGTAGACATTATAAAAAGTGTTTTACCCGAAGTTGCACCTAAGCCTCTTGCAGGGCTAAGTGGCAAAAAGAATCTCAGCCCTTTAACCAAAGCGCTAATGGGCAATCAGGTATGTTACTTTAAAAACATTATGTTGCGTACCGCAAAAGGTACGGGGTGCCAGCAACTAGCCCACATCTATCAAAATCAACATGACTCTTCTCAGGTAGACTACAACATGTGGAGAGCGGCTTTATCCGTTGCGGAACACTGCGAAGATAGAGATCGTGCAATACATAAATTATCTGAAAAGCATCCAAACTATGATCCTACTGAAACAGAAAACAAGGCATCTGATACTCGGGGTGAAGGCAAAGGCCCCTTCCTTTGTACGACGTTTTCGGAATATCGCCCCGGAGGGTGTGATGGTTGTAAACATCTCGGGAAAATTAAAAGCCCTATCGTACTTGGTCGAGAGATTGCCGAATCCAAAGAAACCGAAGTAACCGTTAAGGAAGAAAGCGCTTCTGGTACGGTTAGTGAAATAGTCTATGAGATCCCAGAGTTACCCGATCCTTACTTCCGTGGTCGCAAGGGTGGTATCTATAGGCGGGGTAAAGACGATGACCAAGTGCTGGTCTACCCGCATGACCTCTACGTAGTACAAAGAATCTACGATCCCAACGAGGGCGAGAGTGCATGGATGCGACTGCACCTACCTAGGGACGGTGTTAAAAACTTTACAGTGTCTATGGCTACCCTGTCGGGGCCTGACACTATGCGAACAGAACTCTCCAAGCGTGGTGTGATTTCCATGAATTGGAAAGAGATTCAAGCCTATTTAATTAGATCAGCGGGTGAGTTACAAGTGCAAAAACAAGCCGAAGTCGCCCACCATCAATTTGGTTGGACAAAACGTGGTTCCTTTGTAGTCGGGGATATGGAATTAGAAAGCGGCAAAAGACGCTACGTTCCTCCCACCGTAACCACCTCAGACATGGTGGATTGGTATCACGAAAAGGGCAACATCGAAGAATGGAAAAAAGTTTTCAATGCCTACGCCAAAGAGGGCATGGAGGCACAGGGATTTGCGGCACTAACTGGGTTTGGCGCCCCGCTGCTTAAGATCGCAAGTAACCATAAAGGTATTTTGCTAAACCTGATTCACAAAGATTCCGGTTCTGGTAAGACAACTGTGCTTCGGGTGATCAACTCAATCTGGGGTCATCCTGAAGAACCATTACGCAGTGCTGATGACACAAAGGCATCTATGGTGCTACGCATGGGGGTGCTAAATAACATCCCGCTAACTGTTGACGAGATGACCAATACCAAACCGGAGGAGGTGTCTAACTTCTTATACGGCATTACCCAAGGGCGAGGTCGTGACCGGATGAACTCTAACTCCAATACTCTGCGGGTCAACACCACCACATGGCGCACAGTCGGGGTAGCCACAAGTAACTCATCATTCCATGACAAACTATATTTACTTAAAGACTTGCCCAAAGGGGAGATCTTTCGATGCGTCGAGTTTCACATGGGTCTAAACAACATTATCTCCACTAAGGACGGCGTAACCCTGTTTGACGAAATACTTATGGAGAACTACGGGCATGCTTGGTATCCGTACATTACGGCGGTTCAGTCTAATAAAGCGGCGACAATCGATTTAGTAAAAAAATACTTTGATGCTATTACTGATAAGTTAAACCTATCTCCCTCCTATCGTTTCTATTCGGCACTTGGTGCAGTCAACCTAGCGGGTGGCAAAATTGCTCAAGATTTAGGGCTTATTGACTACCCCCTGCAACGGCTCTTTGACTTCTACTGCGGTCAGATCGACGAGATCCGAGAGACCACCTTAAGCAAGGGTCAGGATTCAGAGGTCTTTATTTCGATGTTCATCCTCAAATACATGGCTCAAAATGCCCTCATTATTGATGATGCGTGTGACGCTCGAACCGGTATGGTC